AGCGCCTCCATCATAACCACACAATCATCACCATTATTAACCAACTCAATATCTAGGCCTAAAAAAGAGGCAAACGAGCTAACCATAGCACACATAATTAAACATGCCCCAAGACTAGTATTCATATCACCTGATGCCCTAACACCATCAGTGGTAAATTGAACAGAACCATTACCAACACGACCAAAACAAGGATTGTTCAATTGATAGTGAAGTAATTTCGCCAATCGCTCTTTGTGTTTCTTTTGCCAAAAGCAAGAGAGATACACAGAGTGCTCCCACTGTAGGGCCTCCCTAGACACGTGTTGATCAAACCGAGAAGCATCCATGCCCACAGCGACTGGTGAGACAAACCTATCCCACTTACGTCGCATAGCACACGCAACCTGACTTGCATTCATACCCTTCATAACAGTATCACGTCCCATGACTCTACCGATACTTTTGAAGATTCTCTCTTCAATAGGTCGCACATATCGACCTACCTCAATGTTATACCTTGTGTCACGAGGTGATATGACACGAGGAACTGGAATTTTAGACGTAAAATTAGTTTTCTCAAACTTCAAAAACGTCTTAATATGGGCATCCTTAGGTCGAAATGGGATAACATTCAGAGATTCTAAAGCATTTTGGTAAACCACTCGCTTGCGGCCCGAATAAGTATCGACAAAATTTTGTCGAGATATAGGGACGGTCGAGGGCAAGTGGTTACGTAAACGCTTAGTAAAATCAGAAAGACGACCAGAGAAGAATTCCAGATTAACAGGCTTTGGGGGTGATGTGAAGTTGCCGTTACTATCTTTAACATAGAAAACGCGTTCCTTCACTGCTCTTTCCAAAGCAATGATGTCATCATTATAGGCAGAGAAATGGATGGCAGGAGCAATACCATCGATGACCACAAACTTTCTCTGCCTGGGTACGCCCGGAGTTTTACGTACAGCCAAACTGGGATGATCGGGCGCAGTGCTAACTGCACAATCAATCCCCTGTACGTTCCTCGGG